CTGGAAGCCGCTTTTGCCGATGCTGACGACGCGTATCCTGGTCCGCACGGTGGTTTCAATCTGGCTTTCCATCGGGACGCGATCGCTCTGGTTAGCCGTCCTCTGGCTCTGCCGAATCCTTCTCTGGGTGTTCGAGCGGCTGTTGGAAGCTACAATGATCTGTCGATGCGAGTTGCGATGCAGTACGATATCGCTTCGCAAGGAACGACTGTCACGATGGACTTGCTCTGCGGCGTGAAGGTCCTTGATGAGGATCTCGGCTGCGTGCTGTTGTCCTAATCTTGTGCTTTTCCGGTTAGGGGCTGCCTAGCAGCCCCTTTCCGGTTCTTTTGGAGAGATACATGGCAACCTACATAATTGATGCGACGTTGGTTCCAGAAGTATACAAGCAACTGTTTCCAACTACCGTCACCAGTCTTGGGGGTGTAGGTCTAGGACGAGTGGCTCATATTCAATGTCTAACACAGAATGTTAGGTATCGGGACGATGGCACTGATCCTACTCCAACTACCGGGATGCGAATTCATGCCGGAGAGTCAATTTGGTATATTGGAAGTCTTAAAAGTATCCGATTTATCGAGGAGACTTCTGGAGCCGAACTTAATATTCAGGTGTATCGGTGATTAGATCTCCAATGCGATCTCCGACTCCATTTGTAAGCACAAGTGGTATCGTGGGTCTAAAAGAAAAGCAGCTGCACGTTAGTACAGGTCTAGACCTATATGCACTGGCCACTGCTATTGGAGACTATAACCATGACGCCGTTAATCTACTCTCACTCGACAATGTTGCTAGTCCTCATTTAAATCACGCACAAGACCCTAGCGACTCTTCTTTAATTCTCTTAGATTCTGCATTATTTATCGCGGAACGACAAAGAACTCTTGACTCCGTGATGACGATGCTTGACTTCGCACACGCCGACTTAGAAGGGTACCACCCTCCTGGAAGCGGAACAGGCGATCCGGATACAAGTTTGATCAGTGTTACAGCATACGAAGCTATAACGCGCGGTCAACCTCTATATGTTAGTGTTGCCACAAGCAACCAAGCCGGTATAGCTTCGTGTCGACCGACAGCAGGGCCTACATACACTCGAACACAGGTTGTTGGCTTTGCTGAGACTTCTGTAAGCGCAGGTCAGCAAGTAACTGTTAGGACTGATGGAAGTATCACACTGTCGGACTGGACAGCTGTAGCAGGAGCAACAACCCTACAACCCGGACTCCAATATTACCTCGATCCAACTATCGGTATGATATCAACAACTGGCACAACGACTACAAATGATGTGTTAGTTGTTGTAGGGCGTGCAGTAACACCTACTACGCTGGATATCGAGATCGGCGAGAGAATAATTATATGACGTACCGACCTCCGCTAGTACTTAAGAATGGACTTATTACACAGCTTGTTGGTACGGACACTATTGAAAATCAAGTAAATACTACGTTTACTTACAATGCAGGGAAGCTTGTAAGCGTTAACCAGTCAGACGGCTATATGCTATTGACGTACTCAGCAGGGAAGCTATCAACAGTTTATAATTCTAGGGATGGTAAGACGGCCACCTTAACATACACAGGTGGAAATTTAACTTCAATAAACATATCTTAATAAAGGTAGTCAATTATGGCAATGGTAGACGGCGACTGGACAATTCAAAGGTCCACAGGAAACATTCGTTATATTGGCGACGATCACGGTGGTGCGTCTCCATCATACGCAACAGTTATTCAATTTCACCGTTGGCTCCAAGACTTCGCAGACCAGGAAGTAAGTGCAGGCGACGATGAGCTTGACATCACGGACTTGACTCCATCAGAGCGTTCTACGGACAACATTATCACTCTGAAGAACGGCTTTAATATCACTGCCACAGAGGCAGAGCATCTTTACGATGGATCTATCATTCAAGGTTCTGGTGGGACAGAAGAGTACTACGACGGTATCGTTAATTACGGTAACGCTGACGTACAAATTCAAATTATTCAGAACGGAGCTGTCTTGTCAGATGATTGGTGGAACTATGCTGGTGGCGGGTTGAACGCCGACGCTGAGGCAGGTATTAGCCACCGGTTTATGATTCAGACTCGTACTGCTGGAGCAGACATTGATGGTCGTCGTCTTATTGGTACGACACGACAGTTTAATAAGACGTATTCTGAGTTTAAAATCAATGGTACGGCTCGCGGTAATAACGTTCTAGCGTTGACGAATACGGATGACTTGAACAATGAAACCGTTGAAGCAACAGTGTCAGGATGGACGACGATAACTAACCTTGTTGAAGGTTATAATGGCATGGATGTTGATAATAACGGTAGTAGTGAATATTACTATTCTAAGTGGGACGTTGATACTTCGAACTACTCGATCAACGACTTCTATGAAAGAATGAAGTGGTTGACTCGTGACGGATCAGCAAGTACACTCTACGGCTTGAACGGAGAATTGTTCCGAGGCATCACTCATGAAATTCCAGTTGACGGTGCGTCTGGAACCATGTGCGAGGTAGAGCCTGTTACATGGAATACAGGTACTGGTCAGATGTTTGCTACTAATAGTACGACAGCGGCCAGCAAGATCTGGATTCAATTGCTGACTGGTACAGCTCCTGTTGATAATGCAGTTATCACTGGTGACACTAGCTCAAATAGTGTCACGACAAACGGAGCATTTGTCGAGCGTCCTCTGTCAACTCCTTTTGTTGGCCAGTCAACTGGTTCCGCTATCATCGGTTCATACGGTCTCGGCATTGATAATAATGACCTCACGGCTGCGGATAAGGTGTTTGATCTCACTAACAATCAGATCACGCCTCCGAACAATGTCACGTTCACCGTGTTCGGACTATACACTGCCGAAGATCGCGTGCTAGTCACCAACGATCAATCTGGTGGTATTGACTACGACCAGATGACTCTTCAGACAAGTCTGACTACGGCTACGGAGTCAGTTGTTGATGTTGGTTCGGGTAACATCCCAGCTGATACTCCTTCAACTGGTATAATCCGTGTTCAAGTCGACGACGGTCGTTATGTCAGGTGCGGTTATTCTTCGTACAATGACACTCATTTTACGTTGAATACGACCTACGATTTTCTCACTGCGAACGGTGATAATGCAACGGCTGGTAACAATGTATTTATTGGCTACATTGACAAACTAGCAACCACAAATAACGAGACGTTTACTACGGTTTATGATGCCGACCGAACGTTGTTTATTCGTGTTCGAGATGGTGGTGGAAGCCCAATCAAGACGTTTGAGACCACAGGTACGTTGGGCTCTACTGGCGGAAGCGCAACAGCGATTCGGACATCTGATGCGTAATCTCTAATATAAAGGGCGTGAGGGGAGGGCTCCTCCCCTCATGTTACTTGTTAATTAGGAGATGGCAAAGAAGAAGTATAAGATTGCGATCTCCTCAGAATGCAATCTACACTCCACAGTCTCAGCAGCTCTTGTAAAGAATCCAATGGCACTGACAATAACTGCGAATCTGACCACGATCACAGCGGCGGATAGTTCGTCATCGGCGAACTGGACAGTGTCAGGTACAGCTGCTGGGTCAGGTATAGACACTGATCAGTACTTTCAAGGCGATGGATGCTATGCTGCACGGTTAAAGACTGCTGGCACTAAAGCCATTGTTCTATACAATCCTGCTAGCAGTATAAATCTTACGGGACAGACTCTACGTATATGGGCTCGATTTACTGAACTCAGTAAATATCATATAACTGCTAACGGCGGTATTGCTATTCGTGTAGAAGACGCCGGAGGAAGTTATAGTGAGTGGTTTCAAGGTGGCGTTGACTCAGGCATGGTTGAGTCTTGGAAGTGCTACACACAAGTAATAGACAATAACACAAAAGACTATGGTGCAGGAGCGAATCTAGCAGCTATTACTAAGGTTGGTATGAGTTGTAATATGACTGCCGTACCTGTTAGAGCTGACAATATATTTATTGATGCAATACGATATGGTGAAGGCTTAATTATAACAGGTACGAATGCCGTTGAAGGAGCAGGATTCAGTGAGATAGCTGCTGCTGACGATGCAACTGCTAATAAGTATGGAGTATTTAGTTATAGTGCCCAATTAAATGCGTTCATCTTGAACGGAGTATTAGTATTCGGAGACTCCTCAGGGTCTAGTAGCGT